ATACTATACCTACATCTAGACCTACAATCATTAAATAGGAAATAATATGGCTGAAGATTACAACACAGATTTCATGGAAGAAGAAGCACCTGAATCACAAAGTGAGAAAGAGCTGGTGTCTTTCGTGGTTGACCACTGTGACAAGTGGAGAGACTGGAGAGACTCTAATTATGAAACCAAGTGGGATGAATATGAAAGGATATATTATGGAGTTTGGGCTGCGGAAGATCGTACTAGGGACAGTGAGCGTAGTAAAATCATTAGTCCTGCTACCCGTCAAGCTGTTGATAACAGGGTTGCGGAAACTATGGAAGGCTTTGCTGGATCCGGAAAACTGTTTGAAATAAGTGATGATGGGTTAGATCAAAATAGTGCTGATGTTGAGCTTATGCAGTCTCTTCTACTAGAAGATACACATAACAACGCTTACATCAACAACGTATCATCGATTGTTAAACTAGCAGAGCTGTATGGGACAGGTGTAGGGGAAGTTTTAGTTCAAACAGAGCTAGAACGTATCCCTACTACCCAAGAAATGCCAGAGCAGGGCATGGCAGAGGTAGGAGTCACCGAAAGAGAGAAGATAACAGTCAAAGTTAAGCCTGTTCACCCTCGTAATCTCTTAGTAGACCCTAATTCTGACTCAGTTGATGAATCTTTAGGTGTAGCTGTTGAAGAATACATCAGTTATCATCAAATAGTGCGTGGAATGGCTTCTGGAGTCTATAAAAAGGTAGATATAGAGCCGTATTATGAAGATGATGACATAGAACCGTCTAAACTTGAAGCAACTGAGTATCAAGACGATAAAGTCAAGGTAATTCGGTATTATGGGCTAGTTCCAAGAGATTTATTAGAATCTTCAGGTGAAGTAGAGCAAAAAGCAGAAGAACTGTTCCCAGATGACGATGAAGCTGCTGAAATGGCTGATTTAGTCGAGGCTGTCGTCGTTATTGCTAACGATTCTAAACTTTTGAAGGCAGAACGCTCTCCATACATGATGGAAGATCGTCCAATTGTCATTTATAGACCTGAAGTGCGTCCTAAGTTGTTCTACGGAGTTGGAACAGTAGAGAAGGCGTACAATATGCAAAAAGCTGTTGATGCCCAGCTACGCAGTCATATGGACTCTCTAGCCCTAACCACTGCACCTATGATGGGTATTGATGCTACAAGACTACCGAGAGGTATGAAGTTTGAAGTCAGAGCTGGTAAAAACATACTGACTAACGGCAATCCTTCAGAAATATTACAACCGTTTAAGTTCGGATCCACAGATGCTTCAAATTATGAAACAGCAAAAGGTTTTGAGGCAATGCTGCTACAAGCTACAGGCACACTAGACTCTGCAGAGTTGGTCAAGAGTGCAGCAGGAGGAGGACAGAACAACGGAATGGGCATGTCGTTAGCTATGTCTGCCATCGTCAAAAAGAACAAAGTGGCGATGGCTTCGTTTCAGGATGACTTCATCATACCAATGGTCAAGAAGGTTGCGTATCGTTATATGCAGTTTGACCCTGAACGCTATCCGATGAAAGATTTTAAGTTTACTACGATGTCTTCTATTGGTGCTTTAGCTAGAGAGCATGAGCAACAGCAGTTGATTGGTCTGTTACAAACACTAGGACCATCGTCCCCTATCGTTCCTGTCATACTTAAGAGTATTGTTTCTACTTCTGGGTTGTTAAACAGAGAGCAGTTAGTAGCGCAGTTAGATCAGATGTCTCAGCCTAATCCACAAGCTCAAGAGATGCAGATGCAAGCACAACAAGCTCAGTTGCAGTACCTTGCAGCTCAGACTGCTGAGTTACAGGCTAGAGCGCAAGAGTCTATGGCTGATGCTCAAGAGGCACAGGCTAATGCTCAGAAGATAATGATTGAGGCATCTCTGATGGAGGACAAGGTTAAGACTGACATGATTAGAAACCTATCAGCTAACATTAAAGATGAGGACACTGAGGAGTTTACTAAGAGAGCTAAGATTGCTGATCTGATGATTAAAGAAAAAGATATCGAATCAAAAGAGAGGATAGTTGATAAGCAAATGCAAGAGAAGAGAATGACTCAATAAAGAGAGGGGCTTACGCCCCTTTTCTTAATTGTTCTTTTGACTTGTTGATGTAACCTTTATCAACAATCATTCTGGATAGTTTCCACTCCATGATTGCGTGTTCCGCACAGTGATGTGTTTTCCAATTTTTGTTTATACGTTGATGTTTTATTCCCATCCAATGACCAAAGTCATGAACAAAAGCTGACCAGTTTCTTTGAGTGTTGATTGATAACACACCTCTACGAACCCAGCTATACCTTTTGCCTTTTGCCTTAATAATTTTATAAGGAAATCTTTGTTTAGGAAATTCAGATTTCCACATTGCTTTTGCTGCGCTTGAAGCTGTCTTAAAACAAATACGATCTTCTTTCCACGATACGTTATCGTGCGAGGTTTCACCAACGCTTGTCCATACTTGATCGGCTTTTTTGTACCACTCCATTGCTTCTTTTGATACTTTCATTTTCTTAAACTCCTTTCAAGAAGTTGGTTAGTGTTTTTGGTAACCCTTCTTTGTAAGTCCAAGTTGCTAACTCTCTGACTTGTTGTTTCATTCTAGTCACTGGGTTACCAGCTTTAGGTTTTGTTCCTAGTCTAGGATCACCCTTAACAATCTCTTCAAATTTGTCGGCTACTTTATTAGCCACTTTGACAACTCGAATTGGCGTGACCATCACAACCACTTTAGTCCACTTCCTTCCTCTCTGACCTACAAGAGCAAATCGTGTTGTGTTGTCGAAGTGTCGTGTTCTGATTAATTTCATTTTGAATCTCCCTTGTTAATTAATTTGCTCATTAATTTAAGTTTTCCAGAAAAACCTGCATTTTTTAAAACTGATATAGCATTTTCAATCACTTTCTTTTCAGTTTCTCCATGAAACTGAACTGGTGAATCGAATGAGCTGAGATCAAGATTTAATCCCTCGATCTCTCCTTCGTAGCCCCAAGGCTTTTCATCTTCATAACCCTCGTCATATCCGCGAGTGCTTTGGTAAATTGGTGAAATCCACAATTTAAATAATTTTTTGTTTCCTTGATATCTCATTTTGAATCTCCTTGTTGTTGTGTGTTTCTTAAGTGTTGAATCTATTTTAAGACTTAATTTCAGAAAAGTAAACACTTTGTACAATTATTTTGTTATATAAATACGATTTTTTATAATTAAAAGTTATATGTGTAAATAATTTAGACAAACCGTTCTATTTGTGGTAGGATAAGCCTCAAGTAAATAGGAATGATTCTTATTTACATTTACAGGAGAACTCCTATTGGATAAAGAACTCCAAGAGTATTATGAAGAACGCTTCAATATGATGGGAACAAAAGGTTACACAGATTTGTTGACAGACGTTGAAACGATGATCGAAGAAAGAAATAATCTGATGGCTACACAAAGCCTTGAGGAATTACACTTTCGTAAAGGTCAGTTAGATGTTTTGCATTGGATTAGAACTCTCAAGAAACTTTCTGAGGAAGCGTGGGAGCAGATGAACAATGAAAAGAATTTATGAATTTAGGTGTGCTGAAAATCACACCACAGAGAGTTACGTTGATGACAAGGTAAACGCTATTGAGTGTCCTGTTTGTCAACTAATGGCACTTCGTATTATCTCAGCACCTCGCATCGCGCTTGAAGGAATCACTGGTGATTTTCCTACAGCAGCCGATGCTTGGGCTAGAAAACATGAAGAAGCAACAAGAGTCGCTGAAAAACGCAGAGGCTGAGCGTCCAGTGGCATTTTTTATATCCTATAATCACATAGTGACAGGAGTTTTTATATATGGCTAAGTTTGAAGATCCGTTACAACAAAATCTTGATTTTACACCTGATGAGATAGGTGAAGAAACTAAAGAAGAAAAAATAGAAGCACAGGCTCCTGAAGAGCAAAAAGAAGCTGTTCAAGAACAACCTGAATTACCTGAGAAGTATCGAGGTAAGTCTTTAGAAGATATTGTCAAAATGCACCAAGAGTCTGAGAAACTTATAGGAAAGCAAGCCAGAGAAGTTGGTGAGCATCGTAAGTTTTTTGATGAAATGACAAAACGTGAACTTCTTAAAAACAAAGCAACAGACCAGCCTGTAGTTTATGAAGATCCTAACGATACATTTTTTAAAGAACCTACTGTAGCAGTGGATGATCGTATTAATAATCATCCAGCTATCAAAGATGCACAAGAAGCAGCTATGGTAGTGAAAGCTCAGTCTGCTTTACAACAGTTACAACAAAAGTTTCCTGATTTTAAAGATGTTGTTAATGACGGTCAGTTTGTTGACTGGGTGAACAAGTCTTCAATCAGACAAAAACTACATAAACAAGCTAACGAAGGTTATGATTTAGAAGCTGCTTCTGAACTTATTAGCACTTGGAAAGATATTTCAAATGTTAAGAGTAATTTAGAAACACAGCAACAAATTACTCCTGATTCTCAAGAGTCTAGAGTTAAGTCTTTAAAAGCTGCCACTGTTGATACAGGTTCTTCTTCAATGGGTTCTAAGAAAAAATACAGTCGTAAAGCCTTTCAAGAACTACTTATAAGAGATCCACAAAAATACTATGCTAACGCAGATGAAATCCTTCTCGCTTATGAGGAAGGAAGAGTCTATTAAATGAAAAGGAAATAAGAAATGGCACTAGGTACTAATAATGTAACAACCACTACCGCAGCGAAGTTTATCCCTGAAATTTGGAGTGATGAAATTGTTGCAGCTTACAAGGCTAATCTTGTCGCTGCTAACTTATTCTCCAAGATGTCTTTTAAAGGCAAAAAAGGTGATGTGCTTCACATTCCTAAACCAACTCGTGGTGCAGCGTCTGCAAAGGCAGCATCAACTCAGGTAACGCTTATTGCTGCAACTGAGAACGAGATTCTGGTCAACATCAACAAGCACTACGAGTACTCACGTTTTATTGAGGACATCGTTGAGACACAAGCTCTAAGCTCTCTACGAAAGTTCTACACTGATGACGCTGGTTTCGCTATTGCTAAACAAGTTGATACTGACTTGA